GCCTTCAGTAATAAACTTTACTTGTTGGACTTCTTCTGTGATGAGTTTCATTTTCTTAGTTTGTAAATCCTACTTTTGCTCCTTTTACAGCAGCGTCTGCTGCAAATAATGTAAATGTTGGGTCCTTCTCAACTAATGCTTCGGTTGAACCCAAAAGAGTGAATGACCCTACGGTGGATCCGCCAGCAGTTTCTTGAAGTGTTACCAAGTGATTAGTACCAGCAGCAGCAGTGTTAACAAGACGAACAAGTGTTGCTTGAGAAAAACTAGTTCCAGCACCAGCAGTTGTTGGAAGTGCTGCTTCTTCGCCTTTAAGTAAAAGATTTGCCATTACTCCTGATCCTCGGTATTTTCTACATCACCAAACATCGATGCTGCCACTAAAGGTCGAGCAGAGTCAACTCTGTCCGATGCCTTTGCGTATAATATTTCTTTGATTTTGTCAGTTACAACAGAGGGTGAACTATCTGTTGCAATCAAATCGATAATTTCTTCCATAAAAAAGGTGTATTATTATAAGATTATTTATATCTTGCCACCTTTAGGAAGTTCTGGAGCTTCAGTTGCCCCTCCTTGAGATTCAAGATTTGGTTCCGTAATTGGTTGTCCCAAATCAACTGGTGCTGCCGGATCTGCTGGCGGTGCTGCTGGATCTACCGGTAATTCTTCTGGTGCCGGTGGATTTGGATTCGGAAGAATTCCCTTTTCAATTTCATCATCAATTTGATTATCAATTTCGATAATTTCCGAATCAGTTTGATGAAGAATTTTCTTACGAACATATTCGGTTGAATAATATTTACCAATATATGCTTCCATAGAAGTCACAAGTGATAATCTATTTGTAAGTAATTCTGCCTCTTTAAGTTCGGCAAAGTGATTATCATATAAGAAATCATATTGAATATGATCACTCATTCCATTCCAGTCTTCTGGAGTTACAATATTTTTTAATATGAGTTGAGTACGAAGCATATCATTGAACATACTTGCAAATCGCTTTCTTAAACGACCAACAAACTTTGAAAATTTAAGTTCGTCTCTTAATATTTCAGATGAACGTCCCAAGTTAAATCCATCACCACCACCAGCAATTCTAGATTCTGGGACGCCTAGTGCTCTATAAAGTTTTTTCTGGAAATACTCAATATCAGAAAGTTCTCCTAAATTCTGTCCACCAGGAAGAGTTGTGATTTCTGTTCCTCTACCACCCTCTCTTCTTGGAAGCCAGAAATCTTCCATCATACTCATAAACTTCTTATCATCACGAACTTCGCCCGTATTTGCATCATATACAAGTTTATTTCTATAACGACTCATAACTTCTTTGAGATATTGCTCTGCCTTTACTTTCGGTAAATTACCAACATCAATATAAAAAATACGACGCTCTGGTGCCCTAGAAAGTCTGTAAATAACTAGAGAATCCTCAATCATTCGAAGTTGATTGAGTGCCTTAATCGCTTTGTGAAGATATGATAATACAGTGCCTTGATTTCTATCTACTAGACCAGAGGTACAATAACTAATCGAATCTTTTGAAATTTTTACAGAATTTTTTGCCGCAGATCCATATCCATATGCTCCACCCGATTGACTTGATGATGGAGTATATACGAAATACTCTTCAATCTCTGGGTATGCAACCTGATTCGCATTTAAATTGGCAAGTGATGATATATTTGGCCCAGATTTATTACTTGTTTTTTTCTCTTGACGAACGTGCTTGATCTTCATTGGATCAATGTATCTTAATTCCTGAATTCCTTCTTCAGGTTTCTTCAAATCAATAACTTTAAGATAAAATAGTCTTCCGTCAATATACCAATTTCTAAAAATTTCGTGACACTTCTTATCGAAGTCCATTATTTCTTTAATATTCTTAAACTCTTCTCTTATAGCAGTTTTGAGTTTATCACTAGCATTTAAATTTGTTAGTTCAATTTCAACCGGAGAGTCATATAAGTCACTCACAAGTGCTTCATTCACAACATCTTCGATTGCTCCGTCACATTCTGGATGAAGTGACATTTCTCTATATCTTTTAATTAGATCATATTCTGTTCTATAAACACCCTCAATATCAATTGTTTGTCCATAAAATCCCGATTGAATATAATGATCAACCCCGTCATCATTACTTTGAGGAACGGGGGAGACTATAGACTTAGATTTTTTTTCACCATCCTCAATCGAAAAACCAAAAAGTTTCGCCATCTTATAAACTTAAACTCTTAATATGATATATTTAGTTAATATCCACACCACCTGCTTTGGGAGAGTCACCCTTAATAGCTTCCCAATAAAGAACCTGCATTTCTACGGTAAATTCTTGAATTCCTTCTGTATCCGAAGATAATGGAATTGAGGTAATCGATGTTGGGAATAAATCATAAAAACGATACGCTCTTAAAGTGGATCCGTCACGATCTAACTGATAAACGAAGGCATCGGCAGTATATTCTGCGGTATCAGTAACACCGGTATTGTCTGATACTCTATTGATTGTATTCATCCAGTTTTCAAATGCCGAACGAATTATAAAGTCGGTGTCATTAAGAATCGTAATTGACCAAGTTTCGAAGGTGCGATCTCCAGCTACTTGTAAAACTCTTCCTCTAAACGCAACCGGTAAGGGGGTTATGGTAGAGGCAGGAAGTGCCGCAGTTTTGATTAAGAACCTTGATTTGTCAAGAACATTGGTGTCGGCAGGAGCGGCAGATGGGAA